GCTGTCCCACCGCCGTCTGGCCCAGGCCCGCGAGCCCCGCCAGCCGGTTCCACTGCGTATTTTGGCCCTGGAGCTGGCTCTGGTACGTCGCCAGCATGCGTTCATAATCGCTCTGATTCTGGGCGACATCCTGCCCGTAGCGGTATTGCGATTGTTGCAGCATGCGGTTGTACATCTCCTGCTGGTACTGCTGCTGTTGCTGCTGGGTCCACTGCTGACTCTGGAGCCCCTGGGTAAACTGTTGCCCCTGCCCCTGGAGCGCCTGACTAAAGCCCTGCTGACTCGCCTGTTGCGCCAGTTGTTCCCGCAAGGCCGTTTCCGCCTGCGCCTGCGACCAGCCCTGCTGCGAGGCGATCTGGTTCACCTGTTCGCGCAACTGCGTCTCACTCATGGCCTGCCCAAACCCCATCTGCGAGGCCTGCTGCGCCCACTGCTCGCGGGCCTGCGCTTCACTCATGGCCTGGCCAAAGCCCTGCTGCGTGGCCACTTGCTGCCAGCCTTCGCGCAGCTGCGCTTGCTGCGCGGCCCGGTTCCAGGCCGCGCCGTACTCCTGCGAGGACAGCTCCTGGCCCTGTTCCTGGAGGGCCATCAGGGCGGGGCCCGACAGGGCACTGCCGCGCGCCGCCGCCGAGCCCTCAAGGGCATTCCGGGCACGGTCGAGGCGAAACTGCACCCCCGGATCGTTGCGCAAGAGCTCCTGCCCGCTCAGCGTCGGCACGGCCCCCGGCGTGTAGCGGTACTGACTCGCTTGCGGCGCCTGCCCCGGCGTGTAGCGGTACTGGCTGGCGTTCGGGATGCCCCCCGGCGTGTAGCGATAGTCCTGCGCCCGGGGCCCCTGCCCCGGCGTGTAGCGATAGTCGCCGGCGTGCACGGCGGCTGGCCCTTGATAGTCCTGGGGCGTCCATCCAGGGGTCGCGCTGGGCAGCCCATAGGCCACCCCGCTAATGGTCGGCGGCGGTTGAAACGCCCCCGGCGGCCCCTGCCCGGCGAGCTGCTGGAGTTGCGGCAAGGCCTGTTGCCCGGCCTGGAGCCACGGCGCTTGATTGGCCTGCTGCTGGAGCCACTGCGCGGTCTGCAGGTCGAGGCCCCTGTTGAGCGCTGCCGCTTGCAGGCGGGCCGCGTCATTACTGGCGTTGCTGCCAATAGCACCGCCCGCGAGCGCTCCCGCGCCACTCAGGAGCGGCCCCAACGTCCCCGCGTTCTTGCCCAGGAAGCCCAGCGCCCCACTGCCGAGGGAGCCGAGCGTGGAGAGCCAGTTCCCCCCACCGCCCGCGCCACTCGTGTCGAGGCCGGCCCCTTGATACCACCCTTGCTGCGTCTCATCACCGCCCCAGCCGAGAAACGACGCCATCGCCGGATCATCGGCGGAGGCCTGCGTCGCCCAGTCGTACCACGGCTGCTGCGTCTCATCACCGCCCCAGCCGAGAAAATCGTCGTAACTAAAATCGGCCATCCGCTGTCCTCCTGTGTCCGTCAGGGCCTGTGTCGCGGCCTGTGTGGCCCCCTCGGTCGCCCCGTGCGTCACCCCCTGTGCCGCCCCCAGGAGCCCCTGCACGCCACTGCCCGCCTGCCCCAGACCACCCGCCAGGCCCAGGTACCGACTCGCCTGCTTCAGCGGGTCGGCCCCCGGGATGCGCCCGAGCGCCCCCGTCACTTTCCCGGCAGACGACGCCAGCCGGGCCGCGTCACTGAGGGAGTTGACGCCACTGCTGAACACGTTCGCCAGCCCGCCAATACCGCCGGCGAGGCCCCCGGCGATCCCCAGCCCCAGGCCGAGGTTGCGCAGCCAGGGTTGATCGATGGCCTGGCCTAAGACCCCCGCCCCGGTCCCGGCAATGCCACTCAAGGTGCCGATCGAGCCCAGCGTCGAGGCCAGGGACGCCCCCCCGGCAAAGAGCGGGGCCGCCGCCAACCCGCCGGTGGCCCCGAGGCCCAGCACCCCAAGGGCGGAGAAAAATTGATCGCCCAAAAAACTGAACTCGTCTGGCTTATTCGCGTCAAAGGCCTGCGAGGCCGCGTGCTGCGTATACGTGGTATAGAGGTCACGCTCGTGCCGCGTGGCGGTCCCGGCGGCAAGCCGGTCATCGATGCCGAGCAGCACCGCCCCGAGGTCTGGGGAGGTCGGCCCAAGCTGCGTCGCCGGGTCCTCCCCCTCGCGGAACGAGCGGTAGCCCCCCCGCAGCGTGCTGATGTCGCGCGTCGGCACGGCCAGCGCCGCCTGCCGCATGGCCGCGTATTCCTGCAGCTCGTCACCGCTGAGCGCCCCGGCCCGCGCCCGGGCGGCCTGCGCCAGCAAGGCCGGGCCATAGTCGAAGTTCGAGGATTCGAGGCCAGACGGGTCACGCGGCGCCCGCGGGTCCCACTGAAAGGCAGCCTGGTCCCGGCCATATTGCCAGCGATTGTGGTACTCGGGGAGGCGCTCGACGCCCTTGGTGCCCCACTCGATGCGCTGGCCGTTGGGCAAGGTGATGCTGCCAGGGGCAGGGATGTGCGCCCCTTCCTCCTGATCGTCGACCACCCCACGCCCAGGGACCATCCAGAGAGCCATAGAGGGGGATGCCTCCTAGAGGAAGCGAGCCGCGACAGCTGCCAGGCCATTGTAGCCGTTCTCAATGCCCGTGAGGATGGCCCCGGTCATGACGAAGGCGGCATCATCAAGCTGCGTCTTGGTGAGGCCACTGAGGGCGGCGTTTTCGTCCATTTCAGCCTGCGTCAAAGTCTCCTTCACGCCGCCCGCGCTATCGTAGATGCTGCGCAGGCTCTCCAGTTTCGGGTGCACGTCGGCCAACAGTTGCTTGGCGATGGCGCACAACTTGGCGATGGTATCATTTTCGAGGGTACTCATTGGCATAGGGCTGTTCCTTTCTCTTGTACAGGGCACAATTAACTAAGTATAATATCTGATATACTTTCCTTGCAGCCAGTACAACCGCTGCTTGTAACGGTAGCGCCATCAAAAAAGCGCCCAGCGTAATCAGGCTCTCTACGCCAGCGCTTGCTCTAATACCTCAACGCGTGCCAGAAGTTCCTGCACTGCTGCTACAAGTATTGGTATGAGTTTGCTTTGATCTACTTGCTGCGGTTTCACAGAACCATCAGGGTTCACGTCGTCAGGCTGTCCAGTGACAGCCTGTGGACACACAACTTGTAGCTCATGTGCTAAAAATCCTCTATCACTCTCATCTGTACTGTTCCATACAAAGGACACAGGACGCAGGCGCTGGAGAGCTTCCAGGCCACCAAGAAGCGAGTGTATTTTTCGTTTGAGGCGCACATCGCTGGAGGTGTTGTACGAGGTGGCGCTGGCGGTGGTCGTAATGCTGCCCACCCCAGTGCCTGCGGCATTGAGCAAAAACAGGGCCGTCGTGCCGCTATCGCTGGTGGGCTGGACGGTCAGGCCGGCGCCCGCAGCGGGGACATACCGCAGGTCCATGGCATGGCTGGAGGGCGCCCGCCCGATCCCCACGTTGCCCTGCAACTGAGAGCCAAACGCCACGTTGAGCGACAGGGCCGGGTCAGGGGCCACCCCAATCCCCACCGGCCCGTTGAAGTAGCTGCGGCCATCACTGCCCGGCGCCGGCGTATTGATGCCCAGGCGGGGCACGCTGATACTCCCCCCCGTCACCGCCACCGCGTCGGCGTTCTGCGTCGCCATGGTGCCGAGGCCGCTGAGCGCCCGCAGCGCCTCGGCGCGCGTCACGCCAGGGGCCGGGGTGACGGCGGTCACGACCCCGCCACTGACGGTGCAGGACAGGAACACGAGCAGGCCGTCGACGTCGGGCGGGCGGGTGGCGGAGGGCTTCCAGGCATACTGGGTGCCCGCCACGCGGTTCCAGGTGGCATACGTCGTGAAGCTATCCTGGGTCAAGGCCACCCAGTACGTCCCATCACCACCGACGAGGGTGACGGTGTGCGCTTCCTGGGTGACATACACCAGCGTGGGACCATCTTTGACGTATCCGGCGGTCGCAAACGCCGCGAGCGTGAGCCCTGGCGGCGCAGGGACCGCCGGAAAGGTCGTCGAGACAATACACGCGGGAAGCAGGTCAGACGCGGTGGCTTGCAGCTCATACATCGTATCAGGAACACCATGACTATTGCCCATAGTTCTCTTTCTACAACGGCGTTAACGTCTGCCAATACAGTCGAACCGTAAGAGAGCCTTCAGAGCTAAATGTACCACCGATGGCTGAGACGAGCACCGTATAGCCGGGTGGTGCAATTTGTTGCGTATCACTGTGAGCCTCGCGTAAATTCGTCGTCGTCTCCGCCGTGAGCCCCGCCGTCACGCCCCAGCGGTCCAGCACGACGGCGTCCCCCAGGGCCAGCGCCGTGAGCCCGCGTGACGTGCCAAACGCGGTCACGACTTCGGTGGTCAGCCCGAGTAAGCGGCAGTTGGCGGGGGCCAGGCCACTCGCCGTGAGCTGGGTCGCACCATCGGTGGCGTCCAGCGTCACGTCTGCGGAGCCGTAGGTGATGACACTGGGGTCCGTCCCCGGCACCGCCACATCCCCGATCGTCTGCCACACCAGGCGGCAGCGCATCTGGCCCCCCGCGTCGAACGGGCCGCCACGGGCTGAGACCAGCAGTGTATAGGGCTGTGCCGTGAGGATCTCGGTGTCTGCGTGCCAGTCGCGTTCCGCCGTGAGGGAGCCCACCGTGAGCGTGCCCTGCACCCCGTAGCGATCGAGGACCACCGCATCACCGAGGGCCAGGGCGGTGAGGCCGTGGCTGGTGCCGAACTCTTCCAGGACGCGGCTGGTGAGCCCAAGCAGACGGTAGCCCACCGGGGCCAGGCCCGTCGCCTGCAGGACCAGCTCGCCGTCCACGGCATCCAGGGTCACCTCGCTGGCGCCCCACTGGACAAGCCCGGGCGTTGGCGTGACACCACTTGAGAAAGTGAAACTAAAAACTTCCCACACAAGAACATCGTCTGCATCTAATAATCGCAAGTGATAGTAACCGTCCAGGTAAATCGTGGCTGCGCCTTGATCATTAAGAACAACAGGATTTTGATTACTCGTTGTGAAAAAAGGGTCCAAAAAAGATGCTTTAGGAGTGCCAGTATTAGGCTCATATGTCCACAACTTGCCACCAATGGCAGGCTGGCCATCAATCACGGCCTGGAACATCGGCCACGGGTACACTTCCACCAGCGTGATGTCGGTCAACGTTGGAGCCAATGCTTGCCCCTCCTAGGGTGGTGGCAGCAGCGCCGGCCACCAGGTACACGCACACGTCAGCGCCCCGGCCGCGCCAAAGGTGTCCCCCACCGCCTGTGCCAGCACCGTATAGGCACTCGGCACCGTGAACCCCCCCGGCCCACGCCAGGCCGCACTGCCCCCGGTCGTCCCAGCACTCACGGCAGACGCCTGCCCCCATCTATCGCAAAGAATACTATCGCCAATGTCTACACCCGTCAGCGTGCCCGTGAACGTCGTGCTGATGCGCCACGTCACCCCCACCACCTGCGCCCCCGCGGGGGCCATGGCCGGGAAGGTGAGGACCGCCGCCCCTGACACCGCCACGGTCAGCGTCGTGGTCTGCGGCTGCACGAGGGCCGCCAGGGCCTGGGCGAGGAGCGCGATATCCGCCTGCGCCGTGCCAAGCTGCCGTGCCAGGTCACTCAGCCAGCGCTGCCACGGGGGCGTGATGATCGCCCCAGGCTGTACGAGGGCCTCGCGGGCTGGCGCGGGGCTGAGGACTTCCGCCACTAGGACACCTCCAGATAAGCGGCGAGCAGGGCGATTTTCACCGGATCAGACACGCTAATCTCAAACGCCATCTCCCGTGCTTGCCCTAAGGCATACCAGCAGGCCTGTTGCCGCCTGGCCCCGAGCTTCCCCATGCTGCGCCAGCGGCCGTGCGACCATGAGTGCCCGCCGTCGATAGACGTGCGCAGCATCATCTGCGGGTCCGTCCCAGGGATGACGCCCCCATCGAGCCCGACACCGGCCTCACACTCGACGCGAAACTGGCTGTATCTGAGGCGCTTCTGCTCCTGCCTGACGTGCGGGGAGGTTCTGCGACAGAGGCGCGTGCCTAGCCCCAGGCGGTGAAAGTTTGGGTCCCACACGTATAATTGCCCAGTCGAACGATCCCCCCAGAGATGCTCCCCGAACGCCGCGCAGTGCTGATTGCTCAGATAGTTCGTCAACGAGCCATCCTCCCGCAGACACGGCCATTCCGTCCAGGCCTGCGTGGCGGTGTCAAAGGCCCATGTTTGGCCGCCCGAGGGATAATCCACCACGAGCCACGCATGCCCGCCATGCCGCGCCGCCGCCATGACACAATCCCCGACCGTCAGCATGCCAGACATCGCCGATTCAATGGCATGCGTCGAGACACGCTTCGGGGTATACCCTTCTAAGGTCCATACTGGCCCTTCGCCACGGATGGAGCCTCCCAGGAAAAAGAGAGAATTATCCAGCGCCGTCACCGCATGCGGGGCTTCAATGCCCTGTTCAATAAAGGCATTCTGCATCCGGGCAAAGGGCGAGAGCGCGTCGCCCGTCGAAAACCATATTTCAACAGATTGGGTGCCGAGCAAGTACAGCTCACGATGGTCTACAAGGAGCGTCACAAGCAGATCCGGTCGTGCCTCTGCAGAATAGAAGGAGGTCGCGGGCCAGATCGTTGCCGCAAGAATATCGGTATACCAGAACCGTCGTGTCCATGGTTCATTTGTTACTATTCTACCATCAATATAACCAAGTTGGCCGAAGGTCTGCGGTCCTGTGAGCGGTAAGGTTGTGAGCAGATTGGTAGCAAACTCTAAGGCATAGCCCGCGCCCTCTACACTGAGTACAAGATGAATACCATCATCCGTAAAACTCACGGGATTCGTGCCAGTCGCAATTGTCCCACGTGACAAAAAGGTCCAGCCTGCGAACAATTCATACAAGGTTGTAGACGTCGCGGCGAACACGCGCCCGGTGCTGGCGGTATAGAGCCCACGCACGGGACCCGAGGGCAGAAGGGCGACCGGGCGCAAACCGGGCATGGACAGGAGCGTATATCGTCCCTTTTCGTTCGAGGACTCTTCCAGGTAGAGATTTATTGTGCGTTCTGCCGACACGTTTGGACTTCGTACAGTCCCGCTTGGTGCACAAAAGCCCTTTAACTCTGGCATCATCCATACCTTTTTAGGTATAATTACCCTATAGCACCATCTGCTATACTCATCTGGTGATGGGGTGGCGACTGATCATCGCCCGTGAAGTTCCAGGTCCATTCACAGAAAATCCTTGTTGGAAGCTGCCTGCTTCAGCGGGCAGAGGAAAACAAGGTTGGCCGCAAGGCCAATTCCCTGTTGGCGATGAGCCAATTCCCCCTGGGCGCAGCCCACATCTTCCTTGCATAGGTTACAAAACACTAGGTATGCTTTCTGTTGAGCCAAGACACTCTCCTTGGAGAGCCCCAGCTAGTGCTCTTTGACAACGTATAGGGCGTTCTCCCAGGGAATCCGCTGGGAGGTAAAATACGTTCGGTTGATCGCAGTATCTTCTGCCTTCCATATTGGGGCCGATGCCTGCCAACAGGCATGTAGTAGCCCGGCCTCGTGGTCCCTCGGTTGTCGAGGCTTTTGAAGCCTCGGGAGCCCAGCGGGCTCCTAGAAAGCTGCCTGCTTGAGCTGGCAGTTAGGTTACTGAATACTACTGCGGCAAACGCTGCAAAGGCCGCTTGACCCAGGACCACATTCTTCCCCTCACCAGGGGCGGCTCGCATACGCTGCATAACGTGATTGGTGCCTGTCACTCGTGCAACGTAAAGAAACATACTGGTCCGCCTCCGGTGCCTGTGCAACCCTTACTGTTGACCATTGCGCCCTCGCGAAAGAAGAAGGTGTCCAGATGACCATTGATACCCTCACCCTCGTCTTCCTCTTTGCCATCCTTGGCGCCATGCTCTGGGACATCCACCGCGTCGGGCTGCGTGCCCACGCGCGCTCCCAAGAGATGCTGCGTGAGATTGCCCGCTTCCTCGGCACGGACAGGCGGTAACTATGGCCCTCCTGCAATTAGAAACCTACGCCGCCTTCCTCGCTGCTGGCACACCCGAGCCGGAAGCCCGTCAAGCCGCCATCGCCGCGGCTGACATCGATGTGCGCCACACGGTGATGGCGGAACGTCTCAACGGCATCGACAGCAAGCTCACCCTCGTTATCGGCATCGTGCTCGTGGGCTTTGGCGCCATGGGCGCGGCCTTCTGGCAAGTCTTCCTGCGCTTGCCACGCTAACGCGCCCGTCCCGCCTGGAATGCCGCCCAGCCACTTGTGCGCGCCGGTTGCCCGGGATACAGCGACAAGCGCCCAACTCTCGCGTTCACCACAGCCAGGTCCCGCTTCGTCTGTTCCGCAATACGTTGGACCGTAGGCGACGCTTCCAGCCCATATTCAGGCGCTAAATCACAGGCCAAATTGTATGCAAACAGTCTCTGGTATCCGTTGGGCCACTCCAGCCCCTCGTCCCAATGCGTGTACTGCGGCTGTGCCGGCCACGGGAGCAGCTGGAGCGTGTAGCCGGGGTATTGCGGCACCGGCCAGGTGTGGAGGCGCTTGACGGGTACTGTGTCTTCTAAGTACACATATTCGACGTAGGTGCTCTGCATCGTCTTGAGCCACACGTAGGTTTCAAATTGGGCCTGGTCGAGCACCGTCACCTGCCAGTCCTGCATCGGCTCCCCGCCAATATCGAGCAGGCACAGATCGAGGCGCACGGGGGGAATTCCCACGATGTCGCAGGGAGGCGTGGTGAGGCCCCACGTGTACACCTGCTGGCCTGGGATGAGCTGGAGCGGGATTTTCGGCCGTGTCCACGACAGCAGGGTGTCGGTGCTCCAGGCGTCTAACAGGCTGTTCAGGGCGCCTAACGCACGCTGGGACATGTCCGCGTCAATCGGTTGCTCGGCGGCGGCGAGACCATTTAATCGCAACGCCGTTGTACACACGTGCCGCGCATAGATCAGCATCGAGTCCCCCTACACGGCGCCCGACACCATGGCCAGGCGCCCCACCAGCGTGGCGCCTTCCGGTAACGTCGCCGGTTGCGTCCCGCCCGCCGCGATGGTCACCCCCAGCACGCCCGTATGGGGCCGCAGGTCGGGCAGCCCAGCCGAGAGCCCCAGGGGCACCATGCCCGTGGTCGTGGTAAACGGGGCACCTTCTGCCAGATTCTCCACCGGCGTGCCGAGTGGCGTGCCCAGCGGGGCCACCACGGGGCGCATCTCCACCGGCTCCGGCACGCCTTCCCACGCCAGGAAGCACTGGCTCTCCAGGACGAGGGAGCCCGGCTGGAGCTCCACCAGGGGCACGAACAGCGGAGGCGTGGCGTCCTCGGTAAGGGTGAGGGCGATCGGGGTACTGGTATGGACGTTCACCGCGCTACCTCCTACTCGTCGGGCGGGGGGGCGGCCCTTCGCCCTCGTCCGCTGGCGTGGGGGGCGCCGTGGCGGTGGCCTCTTGCGGCGTGAGCTTCCAGACCGCCCGACCCCCTGCGGCGTCGAGATCCGCCTGGTTGTCAAAGGGTCGACCGTTGGGCTCATCCTTGCTGAAATAGAACCGGGGGAACACGTACTCCTCGGCCATCGCTTGCGCTCCTTCTGGCGGCGGGTCGGGCTCTGGAGCCGGGACCAGGCCGCCACTGGTGAGAATCGTATTGGGCATACGCGGCCCTCCTACGTGCCTGATACGGTACTAATTACCCTCACAGCCCACTGAGGCCTAGTAACGGTAAAGCCAAAGGCCTCGTCGGCGCGACTCGCGTGCATGTCGGTCGAGATGTCGCTTGCTTTCCAGGTACGAATAGCGACACCTACATCTGGGTCCACGGCATAGGCACTCTGGCCTGAAAAGGGTTCTTGAAGCCGACACATGGCCATCGCAAACGCTTGCTCCTGGTGCACGATGTTCTGGTAGTACGCCGTATTGGGCGTCATGAGCAGGGTCAGTGGCGCGGCCGCGACGGGCAGGGCATTGACCGTTTGGCGCGGGTTCGCCGGGGTCGCTGGCCCGATAATCGCCGGGGACAGTGGAATGGTCGCCGTGCCATCGGCCGCACTGTCCACGTCCGCGGTGACGGTAAACTGGCGCGGCTTGCCCGTGCTCGCCAGGGACACGGGATTCACGGCCAGCACGTTGGCGATGGTCACGATGTCGCCCTTTTTGAGGCGGTTCGCAGCCGCGGCGGTGAAGCCGGACACGGTAATACTGGCCCCACCGGTCACGGTCGTCTGGTAGAGCGGCGCCCCCCCTGCCGGCCCGCTGGTATGGACCGCGACGTTCTGATCATAGAACCAATCGAGCCCGCCGCTGGTGCCCATCACGCCGCGCTCATACTGCTCCTTAATCTGCTCTGAGGACTGCATGAGCCCTTTGAGCTCATTGATCACCTCGACCTGCTCCCACTGATTGAGGATGGCCCGCCAGGACCCGTCCTGGGGCGTGCCATTGTCGGCCAAGATGGCCGCCGCCTGGAGGTACGCCTTCCACTTGCTGACGGTCGGGGACACCGGCGGGGAGATGATCGCGTTCGGGATGGCCCAATACTGCGCCAGGCCAAAGGCATCCACCTTGTTCGCCAGCACAATGCCGCTGGGGCGCCCAATACGCGTGCGCCATGCGTCTAAACTCAACGTCATTTCGAAACTGGAGAATTGTAAATCTACATGTTCCTGTTGATCTATGCTCAGTGGGACTGACTGTTCTATATAATCTTGCACTTGCAAGTTCGGCCCTGACACTGTCCGGAGCTGGGCCGGAAGGCGAATGGATAACGTAGGTCCTATTTTGTCACCTGGACGAGCGAAATCACTTGAATATTGCCGCATAATTCCCTTGGTAAAAACTAGGTTGTTCGTCATGCAATCAAGCAATTCAGCCGTGACCATCCCGATAGTGAGCAACGTATTAGGCATTTTAAAACCATCCTAGGCGGCTCAAATAGGTATCATAATGGCGGCTCCTTATTCGTTAGTGGCGGCAAGCACTTTCTCTATCAAGTGGCGGCTTTCTTAGGTACAATTAGGGTATACTTCCCTCGTCCAGCTAGGGTCTGCAGCCCGAAAGCCCGTTTCCGGCGGGTTGCTGGACGCACAACCCGGACCCCATAACGGAGATGGGACCATGGCTCGACCACGCCTCTATACGCCCGAAGAACGTCACGCACGCGATCTTGCCAGTCAACAACGCTCTCGTGAGAAGCATCGCGTACAGAACAAACAACGCTACAATGCGCGCTATCCATCACGATACAAAGCCAAAGCCAAGGCGCGACTCGAAGCACGTCTTGCCGCGATGACGCCAGAAGAACTGGCTGAGCGTCGTGCACGTCAGGCCGCAGCACAGCAACGCCATAGGGCCAAAGACCCTGAAGCCACGCGAGCCCAAGCGCGAGAACAGCGGCAGAAAGATCCCGCGAGAACCCGTGGCTACGTCAAAAAACATCGCCTGAAACAAGTGGCGAAGAATCCCAGGTACTACAGCGAGCGGTACCATGCCAATCAAGAGAGCCACGATGCCGCGTCGAAGGCGTGGCGGGCCAAACACCCTGAAAGGGTCAACGCCGCTAGCCAGCGCTACCGCAAGACGCACCCTGCCCAAATCAACGCCGCCAGTGCCCGCCATGAGGCACGGAAACGCGGAGCCAAGCGGAATGACTTCACCGCTGCGCAACAAGAATTCGTCATCGCGGTTGCTCATGGCGTCTGCGCATACTGCGTGTACTACAGCCATGACTGTGCCCTGTGTGCACGCGGAGAGCATCGTCTCACGATTGACCACATTACGCCTCTCAGCAAGCAAGGCGACAACACCCTCTGGAATGTCGTGGCGTGCTGTCACTCCTGCAACTCCAAGAAAAAGGATGGGCCACCGCCAGGGCCAGTCCTGCCCTGGCTGCTCTAGCCTGCACGCTCACGCCAGCGAGGATCTTGTGAGGTCCTCGCTCGCCACGCCCGGTACTCTTCCATCGACATTCCTTCACGATAGGCGACGGGTGTCGGACTCCCTCCCCCTCCTACCGGTCGCATCGGCTCCGGGAGCGGCGTGGGCCGGGTGCCATTGGTCGGCGCGGGCGGTGTCGGCTCTGGTGCCCCGCCGACACCGCCCGGCACCAGCGTGCCGGGCATGAGGCGCCCCAGCTCCGCAAACACCAGCGGCGGCGGCAGCGTGTTGAGCGTGCGCACGAGGTCCTGCTGCTGCGCCAACTTATAGGCGAGCGCCGGTCCCTCGGGGAGCATCATCAAGGCCTGTTGGACATGCGGCGCGACCTTCCCGACTAAGCCCCCACGCACCACGTCGTCAAAGTCCGGGTGCTGGGCCTTGAAGGACGCCTCGCGCTCCAGGAGCTGCTGCTGCAGGGCCAGACCCTGCTCCCGCTGGCGCTCCTGCTGCGTCTGCTGGTCACGGTGCTGGAGTTCTTGCTGCGCCTCGTAGCGGGCCGCGGCTCTGACATAGTCATCGTGGCTCGCGTAGGTCTCCGGCTGGGGCGGGCCAGGCGGTGGCGCTGGCGTCTGGGGCAGGTCGGGGGCGGCGCCCTGGAGCAGGCGGGTCACCACGTCGAGCTTGGCGTTGGCCTCGGCCAGCTCACGCTGGTGCTGCTGCTGGTCGGCCTCCCGGCGGCGCTGTTCGGCGCGCCAGCGGCCATTGAGTTGATTGATGCGGCGGCGGGAGGCGGCAAATTCCTCGGGGGTCATGGCGGCGGCTTCGTCCAGATCGGTCTCCCCCTCCCCGCCTTCCGGCGCCGCCAAGCCCGGCGCTTGGGGAGGAGAAGCCTGTGGAGGTGCTGAGACTCCATTGTCAGCAGGCGGCTCGGTTTGGGCCTGTACGGCAGCGTCCTGCGCGCCAGGGCCACGGGTCGAACCGTCACCCGTACTCACGGGGATGTGGGTGCCATCCTGTTCAGAGATCGTATAGGCTTCGATGGCCATTGCTACTCCACCTGTCCATTGACGGGCTGTTGCTGCATCTGGGCCATTGCAAGCATGAGCTTCTGTTCCTCCAGCCGCAGTTTGGCCATGTTAAACGCGTGATCTTGTTGGTTCTTCTGGGCGTCTAACTGATTCTCTTCGCTCTTGTCGGCCATGCGCGCCTGCATCTGGGCCACCTGCTGCTCGAGCAGCTTCACTTGCTGCACCGCGGCTTCCTCGGTGGCTTTCCCCTGCTGCATCTGCTGCTGGAGCTGCTGGAATTGCTCGCCCAGCTGTTGCAGTTGCGTCTGGAGCGTGGCCACCCGCGTCTCGGGATTCTCGTCCTGCGTGGCCGCCAGGGCTTGCGGGGGCACGGCCGTTTTGAGCCTGGCGCTGATCTCATCACTATGCGGGATATCCATATCGCCCGCCCAGTAGTCACTGAAGTACGGCACCAGGTCCGGCTGGGCCGTGGCGAGTATGCCTAAGCGTTCGACGCTCATCTC